CTATGGTACCGTCGATATTTCTTTCCTTTTCTGTAATAGCGTACATGTTTAAACCTCCTCGCAGTTTTCGGTAAAGTAGCGTAAGCGGTAGTTCTTCCACTTGGCTCTCTTGATTTCAGCCGACATACCGGCTGAGATGGTGCTGCCGAACACCCAGACCTCTGTACATTTGCTCATGAGGGCGTTGCCGAAGAAAAGCCCAAGCTGGCGTTCAGCAGGAATGTTGTCGTTTAAAAATTGTGGAAACAGCAAATGTGGCGCAACGGGAATGAAGCCCTTGTCCACTGCGAAGCGGCTGTAGCGCTGGGCAGCCTTTACGTTTCCTTCTACATCTCCAGAAAAGGGAGAGCAGATATAGACAATTGGCCTGAATGCCCGAAGCGCCTTTTCTTCTTTTTCGATAGCAGACAATGCTTCATAGGCGGTTGGGTCGTAGTAACCCTCGCTGTTATATTTATCAATGCTCATTTTGACCTCCAATCCGGGCGGGCTTTTTGTCCACCTCTATTACCCAATGGAGGTCAAAAACAGGTTTGAACGAAAAGACTCAATCTTTTTTATAAAAATCTGTCTCGTAGCCATCGGCGCGGAGCAGTAGACCTTTAGCCCATGACGGTGTCCGGCCCATCTGCTCACAGACAGCTTTCAGAGACATTCGTGGATCAGCTTCGATGACGATTTCGTCGTGGACATGCATGACGATGGAACAGTGCTGAAGTGTTTGCATGGCACCGCAGAGAATGTCTCGGGCAGTCGCTTGTACGATGTTTTCCACGAACTTGGGTCCGTAGGAATCCAGGCGTTCCCACTTTTTCGTGCTACCTACGCCCTCATAGGTGATGCACTGCCCACCGAACTTGTTTTCACCGATTCGCGGCTTCACATAGGTAAGCCGCCTGCCGGAAGGAAGCGTAATGAAAAGCATCCCGCTCTGGCAGGAGAAAGTGATCCCATGTGTCGAGTTGGTGCGCTTATACCGAACGGCCTCCATAGCGGCCTTGTCCACGTCCCACCAGAATTTCACGATGTGCGGATTGGCTTGCCGCCACGCATCGACCAGCGGAGGGAGTTCATCCTCATCAAGTCCCATATCGAGGGCACCCATAGCTTTGAGCGCACCTACTGAGCCGCCATAGCCGAGCGCCAATTCCGCAATTTTGCCTTTTTGCCGTAGGTGACCGTTGACGCCATGCTTTTCAACCGGCACCTTGAACATCTGACTGGCGGAGGCACAATAGATATCGCCGCCCTTGGCAAAGACGTCCTGTCGCCACTGTTCACTGGCAAGCCAAGCAATCACGCGAGCTTCGATGGCGCTGAAGTCTGATACGATAAAATTGGTACCGGATCTTGGGACGAAGGCTGTGCGGATAAGCTGCGACAGCGTGTCCGGCACATCCTCGTAGAGCATTTCCAGAGCATCAAAATTCCCGGAGCGCACAAGGGAGCGTGCTTCGGCTAAATCCTCCAGATGGTTTTGAGGTAGGTTTTGCATTTGAATGAGCCTGCCTGCCCAGCGACCGGTCCGATTGGCACCGAAAAATTGAAACATCCCTCGGGCGCGACCATCGGTACAGACTGCATTCTCCATTGCCTGATACTTCCGAACAGACGACTTGGCAAGCTGCTGCCTGAGGGAGAGAACATCGGCAAGATCAGGGGGTGCCGTTTTCAATAACTCGACGACAACTTTTTTTCCAAGCGTGTCAGTCTCCATGCCATTGTCGGCAAGCCACTGCTTCATCTGCTGCACAGAATTCGGATTGTCTAGCTCCGTCAGATGCTTCATCGCGGTTGTGAGCTCAGAACGGGAGCGACCGTCGATAGCAATGGCTTCTTGCACCAGTGTCATATCCAGCGCCACGCCTCGGTCATTGATCTGCTGGTCAAGGTGGTATTCGTCCCAGATGCTATCCGGCACCGGGAACTTGGAGAGCTTTTCTTGGATGGACATTTCAGTATCCACATCGCGGACATTATATTTCTTAAACTCCGACCATTTATCTGGTGCGTGATACGGGTGATTACGGGTACGCTGACCATTGGATTTCGTTGGAGCACAAGGCTGACAGAAAAATTTGATGAGGTCCTTGCCCTCGGTGAGTTTTTGCTTGTCCAGCTTCAGCACCGAACCGACGCCTTCTAGCGACAGTGGCAATCCCATCGTCGCTGCCCATACCATCGAGCATTTCCATGAGGCAGGGTTGATATATTCACCGGTGGGGAGTCCGAGAAAGCGAGACAGGCAGATGCGCTCAAAGTTTGCGTTAAATGCCCATTTGGTTACCGTTTCATCTGTGAGAGTGGCGATAACCTCACTGGGAAGTTTATCCCCGCTGGCGAGGTCAACAACCTGAACATTGCCGCCGTCTAAGCTGTAGCCGAAAAGCAGTATCTCGAAATCCGTTGACTCCACATAGCGATACACACCTGCTTTGGCGAGATTGGTACTGCTATAAGTTTCAATATCTATTGAGAGTGTTTTCATAGTTGACCATCCTTTTATAAGGAACGGCGGTAAAGAAGTTCTCTACCGCCGTCCACAGATTTTTACTTGAAGTCCCGCATCCGTTTTTCGTGATACTCTTTATCACGAGCTTCGCGTTCTTCGTCGCGCTTTGCCCTCTTGCGGTCACTTCGAATGCTCTGAATCATTGAGACCAGGAACGTGACACATAGTGCTGAATACAATCCCAGAAGGATGTTTAACAAAATAGTTGTCATTGGTTTACCGCCCTTCCTTAAGACAAAAAGTCGTCATCATCGTCTGTAGCAAAATCGGACTCGGCACTAACCTTGCCACCGAGAGGCTCGCCATCGCGTACCTTCTGCAGGTTGTTCAGACCGCATGCGATGCCCTTGTTGCCGTTGGAATTGAAGGCGTAGAAGCTGATGCTGGCTCTGCCATATACGCCGGAGTAAACCTCGGAGCGGGTAAGAATGGGATTACGGTCAGCGTCCACGATACCGGGGGCTGTAGCTGAATTGGCGTTAATGAAGTATGCATTGGTGTAAGCCGGATCGTCTGGGCGTTCAGAATCGCCGTCCCTGAGCGGAGTCTTGATTGCCGCCATCGGAGGTACAGACTTGCCGCTTCCTTTGAGCTTGGATTCGCCATCGTTGTAAGCAGCTTCTATAGCGGCCTTGATCTTGGCGACGGTCTTGGTGTCGGACTTTGGGATAATGAGCGAAACAGAGAACTTAGGGGTTCCACCGTTGATGCTCTTGGCCTCCCAGACGTTTGCATAGCTCCAGCGGGTGTCGGGACCGGTGATAACCTTCATTGGGTTGTTGGCTTTGTTGGTGTTGTTATTCATAATCGCTTTCCTCCATAAAATCATTTTTGGCTGTGTTCATGACCGGACGTTTATCGCTTTCCGGTACAAGCGTGGGTTTGCCCTGCGGCTTTTCGATGTAGTCCGCGAGGAGTTCGTCAAAACGGGATTTTCCGAGCAGTTTCTGCATGGCGGTGATGCCGAGGACCTTGTGGTCATATGGATCAAAGCCTGCTCTGCTTACTGTATTGGCGACTGCTGTTTCATTGGTGTACCTGCGATTGGAGCGGCCTTCGACCAGTTTCCATCCGTTCCATTCCTTGCCGCTGATGGCTTGCTGTAGGGCATATTCCTTGATATCCGTAGCCCAAGAGACAAGGTCATCGACGCGGGTAAGAACTTCTTCGACTTCCTCATCCGTAAGTAGCGGCGGTAGCTTGAAGTCATAACGAGCAAGATCCAGGTTGGCGTCTGCCCTGGCTCGGCAGTCGTGCTTTGCTTTGCAGAAACCGCACCATTCACCGCAAAGGAAGTTACCGTTACCGGCGAAAGCAAGATCGGCAGTGGGCTTGAGCACCTCGTCCGCCCAGCGGTAAAGCTCATCTTTTGAGACCTCGTAGGTGCTGATGTTTTCGCGACGGGGTTGATATATGACCATCCTTACGTGGTCAATGTCGTAGATTCCATCAAACAGCTCCAAGGCTCCGAGGGCGTAACACTGCATTTGCGGATTCTTTTCTGCACTAACGAGAACGCCAAGCCCGTGTTTGTAGTCGCATATCTGCATGGTGCCGTCAGCGATAATGATGCAGTCAGCGGTGCCGAAGCCGGATTCTACCCAGCGAGAGAAGTCCACACGCTGTTCTATTAGCACGACTGGGTCAGAGCAGTTCTGTTTGGCTGCTTCTACCTGTTCAAGGATGTAGGCGGCATAACCAGAAGCGCAGTCATCCATATCTTCGTTGAACCATGTGAGGTTCTCAGTCGGGTCCTTAGCCTCCATGCCCAGAGCCTGACGGAGCTTGTACTCACAAAGTTCGTGGGCGTCGGTGCCTTCAGCGGCGTAATTGCTACCCTTGTCGTCGTAGCTTTCACAGAGTCGTGCACTGGGTGGGCAGCGAAGCCATCTTTCGGAACTGGATGCGGAGAGAAGTGCGTGTCCTTTAGCTGGCATCGTTTAGTCCCTCCACATCTGCAAGCAGGGCCTTGTAGTTGGCCGGATCAATACCGGACAGCTTGTCAGCACCGTGCTTCTGGAGCAGAGAGCGAATTTGAGCGGTAAAGCCAGCTCGGGACTTATCCGCTAGGACTGCTCTGACCGCTTCCAGTGTAAGTACCGGTTCGGTGGGTTTAGGCTCTGGCGCTGGTTCAGTGGTGCTGAACTGCTCCGACAGCCAGTTTGCAGCTTCGTTAATAGCCGCAGCGGCTCTGCGCAGTTCTTCGATGGTCATGGCCATGTCGCTCATTTTGCTCATTTGCTTTTCCTCCTTCCTTGGATTGGCTCTGTCCGGCGAGCAAGGTCAATTTTCTTGCCAGCCGCATGGATACAACGCTAATCGCAGTGAGAACATCTACAAGTTCATCATCTGCAGCGCAGCTCCGTGGTCTTGTCTGTGACTTATGCATTCGTTTCACCTCCTTGGAAGGAGCGATTGTCGTTTTGCTCTTTCCACTACCCAATGGAGGTGAGAATGGTGTTTGAACGAAAATCAGGAAAAAAGATTTTCTCCGGCCACCAATTTGGGTAGCCGGAGAAAGATGGACAAGGGATTAGATGTAGTCGCGTAGGAGCCCACGCAAAGCATCAAATGCCTTTTTCTTCTTGTAATTGATGGTTGATTGCCGAGAAACGCCCATGATGGCAGCTATCTCCCTTTCCGACTTTTCCTGAAGTAGAAGCTCGCAGATGCGGCGACCGTCGGGATCAAGCTCGTCCAATTTGCAGATAAGGGCATCAAGCAGTTCACGATCTTCTAGGATTGACTGAGCACATGGAGCATCGTCCGCCAAGTCATCAAGCCAGCTCTTTTCGTTGCCGTCCTCGTCGGTAACGGTGTAATCAAGGGAAAGTTCGTCACCGGCCTTGTGAAATCGGCAGGTCCAGCAATCCATGTCACAAAGATAGCGCTTGTTTGCTGGGCAGACACAGCGTCCGTGCTCCTGTTGCCTGCGGCGATAGGCATTGATATCGCGGTAATAGTTGTCATAGTCGGTCTTGCTGACTGGCACCCACTGGTGCAGGTCCTTGAGATAGATTTTGCGTTCGTTGGATTGGTTCTGGTTTGCATTGTTTGACATAAAAATTCCTCCGTTTGTCGTTGTCTCGAAACGGAGGAATTGGGCGTCCAGGCTGAA